TACGACATCTGTGTCTTGCAAAACAATGATCGAGTATGTGCATCGTCAGAGTATATATCGGAAGCAAAAAGTAAAAGTCAGTACGCAGAATACTCAAACTAACATCAGGGGCTACGGCCCCTTTGGAGTACGGCATGAACGTAAACGAATTAACCAACGTCACCATTGGTGGAATTTGCACAGCAGATTACCCAGACTTTGTGGACGCTTACATTGAAAGCGCAGATGATATGAGTGGCAACCCATTATCGGATGAGCAGCTAGAAGCGTTAACTGATGATAATCCAGAGTTTGTGCAGGCACAGGCACACGATGAAATTATGGGGTGGGCTTAATATGGTTCAATATATGGATGAATTATTCTTAGAGTATGAGGCAGAACTAGAAGCAAAAAGTAAAGCGTATCTAGCCTCGCCTCAGTGCGCTATTGATGATGCGTCACCCATTATCTCAGCAAGCACAGAATTTTGTGAATTTGTTGGCCGAAAACAAGCGCTTGTCATTGCTGCCCGTATGGCAGCTAAGTCTAAACTTGAAAACGAGCGTAGACAGGCATGGGAAGATAGCTTAACGCCAGAGCAATGGAACCAGCATTTTGGTGAAGAGGATAGCGAACAATGAAAGACTTTAAATATTTGGCATCAAGCCAGCTAGTCACCAAGAAGGTTAAGCGTGACTACACCACACGCATACTCAGTTGCATTGGCGCAGTAATCGGTTTAGTCTGTTGGGTATGGTTTTTAAACGGATTGCTAGGATGAATAGTCAGCACCATTACCGCACAACGTACTACTCTAAATCAGAGGCAGCAGCGATTGTAAGGCGTAATGAACAGCGAATGACTGATGAGGCTCGTAGGATATGCAAGGCTCGCAGGGCAGCTAACGATATGCGTGAAGCGATACAGCTTGGTTTAACGATAGAAGACTATCTAAAATTAGTGGTATAATAAACCATTAAGTTACGTCCACCCCATAATGCGGAGACAATCATGGCAAGACCAACCAAGTACACACCCGAACTATTAGACAAAGCTAATACATACCTGAGTACCTATACCAGACTAATTCCTAGTCATCAGGATTTGTGCTTACGCCTAGATATCAGTGAGTCTACGCTCTATGATTGGGCGCAGAAATACGATGAGTTTTCGGATATATTAGCTAAAGTAAAACTGACACAGTTCACAGTGGCTATGGATGGTGGGCTAGGCGGTGAGATGAATGCTAACCTAGTGAAGCTATTGATGGGTAAGCATGGCCTGTCAGAGAAGAGTACAGTAGACCAGATCAGCAGTGATGGCTCTATGGCTCCTAAGTCTAAGATAGAACTGGTTGCCAAAGAATTTGACGTTTAATGAATGTCGCACAGATAGAACTGCCACCTAAGTTAGTACCGATCTTCCAAGGTGAAGCTAGGATACGAGCATCATGGGGAGGCCGTGGCTCTGGTAAGACTCGCAGCTTTGCCCTAATGAGTGCAGTTGAGGGCTACCGCTATGGGACAGCAGGCATATCAGGTCAGATACTCTGTGGGCGTGAGCATCTTAACTCGTTAGAAGAGTCATCGTTAGAAGAGGTTAAGGCCGCAATCAAGTCAGTCGATTGGCTAGAAGACTATTACGAAATCGGTGAGCGTTACATCAGATCCAAAGACGGGCGCATCAAGTATGTGTTTGCTGGCCTACGACATAACCTAGACTCAATCAAATCTAAGGCCAAACTGTTGCTTGCATGGATAGATGAGGCAGAAGGCGTATCAGAAGAAGCATGGCGTAAACTCATGCCTACGGTGCGTGAAGAAGGCTCAGAAGTGTGGGTGACATGGAATCCTGAGTCAAAGGATAGCGCAACGCATAGACGATTACGCTTAGAGGCTCCAGATCATTCAAAGGTGGTTAAGGTTAACTGGTCAGATAACCCGTGGTTTCCTAAAGTATTAGAGCAAGAGCGTCAGGAAGACCTAAAGCGTAGGCCCGACACCTACGGTCATGTCTGGGAAGGTGACTTCTTAGAGTATCCAGAGGGTGCATTCTGGCTGCGTGAAATCAACCAAGCCTACACTGATGGGCGCATAGGTAGAATGCCTGTGGTAGAGACTCACCCATGTTTAACTTTTTGGGACATAGGATCGTCAGACGGCTGTGCTGTGTGGGTATGCCAGCAAATCGGCCTAGAACTGCGTCTAATCCATTTCTACGAGGCATGGGGCGAACCATACAGCCACGCTGTTAAATGGCTCCAGACGCTTGATTTGGTCTTTGACACGCACTATTTGCCCCATGATGCAGATCATAAGAGACAGGGCCAGCTTAACAACAAGTCACCAAAGCAGATGCTCAGAGAACTGATGCCATCATCTAGCTGGCGCATAGTGCCACGCATACAAGAATTGCTATGGGGAATACAGCAGACAGCAGACCTGTTTCCGTACCTGTACATTGATGATGTAACCTGTGCCAAGGGATTAGATCATCTAAAGTCATACAGGCGTAAATGGTCAAACAGTGAAAGCAGATGGTCACACATACCAGACAAGTCTGAGGGCCACTCAGAGGCTGCTGACGCACTTAGACAGTTGGCACAGGTGTTTGCATCAGGTGATTTAGGTAAGCGCAACAAGAAGCATAAAGGCCCGTTAATAAGGGGTATTAAAGGTTTCGCTTAGTTATGATATAATTTGGCAATGTTTATTGTAAGGTGATTATCTGATGGGTTTATTTACTACAGCAAAAAAAGTCGGCACTGGCTTGCTTGATATGGATAAACCATCACGCATGGCAAGGTCTGTTGACCAAGGTTACAACACTGACGTTTATCATGGCTCTACTCACAACTTAACTAATATGGACGCTCTTAAAACCAACATAGAAAGTGATTGGGGGCAAGGCATCTATTCTAGTAATAACATTGATGATGTAAACGCTAACTATGCAGGAATAGGCCCAGACTTAACAAGCAGAATAGATCGAAGAATGGACGATATTGATTCTCGAATTGATGGATATGAATTTGAAGATTTGATAAATGCGTTTCCAGAAATGACGGAAAAAGAAGCGAAGTCTATAGCGTCTGGCAATTCAGAAGTGTTTGATACATTTAAGCGAAGAGTAGCAACAAAAGAGATTGCTGGCCCCAACTCTGGTGTCGTTTATCCATTAAAGCTAAAAACCGAAGACTATGCGGTTATTGACATAAAAAACCCTACGCGCATAGAGGGTAGAGATTATTATGCAGAAGCCGCAGATGATTTAAATAGGTCTGACTTTGGCAGTGATGATGACTATGAAGATGCTTTGTACGAGCTTGCAGATGATTTTAGGGCTAGTGACTATGACTCCCCACTAGAAACAATAAGTCAAACTTTGCGTGACTCTGGTGCTGATGATTATACTATTGAAGAAATTATACAAAAAGTTTCTGATGCTGATTCAATCAGTGCTTTTGATTTAGATTTAGCTATTCGTGAAGCAGAGATTTATGCCTATGATGATGAACTAGGTAACATGATTCCTAATGGGGCTATCTCTGCTCAAGTATTTCGTGATTTAGGCTATAAAGGCGTAAAAGATAATACTGTAAACGCTAAATTCCCAACAATGGAGGGAATGAACAGAGACACTACTCATTACATTACTTTTCCACAAAATGAGCAAACAATTAGATCAGTAAACGCTAAATTTGACCCTGCTAAATCAAATTCAACAAGCCTACTAGCCTCAAACCCAGTAGCTACAGCAGCAGGATTAGGCGGTATACTGGCTATGACGGGTAGTGATGACTCTTACGCTGTTGGCCCAGAATCACAGTACGATCCAACCAGTATGTCAGGTGTTTTAGGCATTAGCCCAGAGATGATAGAAGCAATGGCCCAGAAGGACGCACTAGATCAGCAACGTATGGCAGCAGATCAGCAGCGTTATGGTCAGTACGCAGATGACCAGATGATGCCAAGGGAGCAGACCTACTCAGAGCAGCTAGGTAATTATCTTGCTAACTTAAGCTATGGTGACGACTCAAATAAAAGCCAACAGCGTTTTGCTCAATCAATTAGTGGCATACTAGACTTTACTCCAGTAGGTTCTGCTGATGCTTTAAAGCTAGGTGTACGACAAAAGGAGGCAGGTAACACTGCTGAAGGGTGGCTTAACTCCATTTTAGGTGCTTCTGAAGCGGCTATACCAGCAGCAGGACTTGGTTATAAGTATGGTAAGAAGGCTTTGCAAGGCTTAATGGAGAAGTTTTAATGGGTGCAACAGGTATACTAAAGTTTATTAAGGCCGTTGGCGATGCTGGTGAACGTGTCTATGATTCTGGTAAGGGATTGCTAGACCAGTTTAATGCAAGCAATGTTCCGTCTATAGGTGATGCCCCATTATCTGGCGCACCCATGCCTGCTAACATCCCCCAACGTGGATTGCTTAACATTGGCCCTAACCCTGACGCAGAGGCAGCAGCTATAGACTACGCGCAACAGTCAGGTATACCATACAGCCCTATTAGTCAGTTAAACCCTGTAGACGCAGAATTTGGGGCTTTAGCGGCAAGGGAATACGAGTTGATGCCCCATGATCCTACTAACCCATTTGTTGCAGACAGTTACGCGCAGATGAAAAAAGAATTGATTGGTCAGTATGAGGCAATGATTAGACAAGGTATAAAGCCAGAGTTTGACACAAACCCTTACCCAACAAGCCCGTATGAGTCTTTAGTTGATTTGATTGAAAACAAGCGTTTGAAGGTATTCCCTACTAACGCAGGCTACGGATCTGCTGATCAGGCAATTGATATTAGTCAAAACCCTTTACTTGAAGTATCGCCTTATATGATTAGCGGTCAGCCTGCAACATACAATGACTTGTTTAGGGCAGTACATGACTTCCAAGGTCACTCCAAGTCAGGCGCAGGCTTTAGGGCCGCTGGTGAGGATAACGCTTACCTGTCTCATGCTGGTACAATGAGGGGGCCAGCACGAAGGGCATTGGCTAGTGAGACTAGGGGCCAGAATAGCTTATTAAACTTTGGGCCTGATGGTTCTATAAATAGATCAGCAGGCATTGAGGATACTATATTTGCAGACCAGAAGGTTGGTAATCTGCCAAACTACATAACAGAAAAAGGGACACCAGAACTATATGCTAGACAAAAAAGATTTGATCAGCTTAGATCAAGTGATAATACAGGGCTTGAAGGAGCAATTGATGATGCAGGAAACCTCCGTCTTGTACATTACTCGCCCAGACCAATTGAGCGTGTCGACCCTAATCGGTATGGAAAAGGATTATCTGGACGAACTATATCAGAACGCAACAGATCAGCTAGCCCAGATTTCGTTAACAGAAGTTTCTACGGAATAGAGGCTACGGATAACCCGTACAGGAAGGAATTTGGATTAGGTAGTAATAAAGTTGAAACGCAAATTGATGCGTCCCAAGTTTACAATGCTCAAAAAGACCCAGATGGGCTATGGAAAGCAGCAGAAGGTGACGTAACCAAAGGTGAGCGCAACATTTATGACGCAGGATATAGCGGATACCATGTGAATAATAAGCAACTTGGTAAGGTGGCGGCTATATTTGATCCACTTGATGTAACTAAGAAGCTAATGATTCCATTGGGTGGTACGGGTTTTGCTGCGTTTGTTGGAGATAAAGTGATGGAAGAGAATAAGAAAGGCTTAATGGATGGGCCAATCTAATGGCATTAACTATGACTGAATACTTTAGGGTATAATAGCCCATAACTTAAAGGAACCACGATGGCTATTTCAACATACACTGAGTTAAAGGCTTCCATTGCCAACTTCTTGAACCGTGACGATTTGACGGCTACGATACCTGATTTCATCTCTTTAGCTGAATCTTCTATCAACAATGAGATTAGGCACTGGCGCATGGAGACTCGCGCAGAGACTACGGTTGATAGCCAGTTCACGGGTATACCTACTGATTGGTTGTCTACGATACGGTTTCACCTAACGACTTCTGGCACTAGCAGCCTTAACTTTATGTCTCTGGCTACCATGCAATCAACCAGAGCCGCTAGGAATGATGCTACGGGTACACCAACTAACTATAGTTTGAACAGTTCACAGTTTGAATTAATGCCTACACCAGACGGTTCCTATAGTGCAATCCTCATGTATTACGCTAAAATACCTACACTGAGCGATTCTGCTGAAACCAATTGGTTATTAACGCATCACCCAGATGTCTACTTGTATGGTGCTTTGTTACACTCTGC